ATCTGCATACCAGTTATGCTTGCCAGACTTTTTCCAACCGAAAAGCACGGGTTCATGCTGCCACTGATAAGGTGAACGCCCAAGAACAAGGGACTGCTTCTTCCAGATACAAGTACCGGAAAGATAAAAACCTGCTTCGGAGAATGATTTTCTGAAATTCAGACCTTCTGTATCTGCATGGAACACATAAATAGAAGCATCCTTAGCCATTGCTGCTTCAGTATTTTTAAATGCCGCAAGCAGAAAGCTATAGAATGCTTCGTTATTCATATTATCATTTTTTATTTTTCCAGCAGTACCCTCATAATTTACATTGTACGGAGGATCCGTCACAACAAGATTTGCAAGTTTACCATCCATAAGGGCAGTAAATGTATCAGCTTTTGTGGAATCACCGCAGGTAAGCCTGTGGGGACCAAGCAACCATACATCACCTTGTTTTGAAAGAGCAGGCTTTTTAAGTTCAGCATCTACATCAAAGTCGTCTTCCTTAATGTCTTCCTTGAGAGAATCTTTAAACAGTGCATCTAATTCAATAGAGTCAAAACCTGTAAGAGATACATCAAAGTCAGAGCCTTGTAAGTCTGTAATTAAAAGCATAAGTTTATCTTTATCCCATTCACCGCTAACCTTATTAAGAGCAATATTTAATGCTTTCTCATCAGTTAAATCCATATCCACAACCACACAGTCAATTTCTTTTTGTCCAAGTTCAACTAAAACTTTAAATCTCTGATGACCGCCTATAATATTTCCTGTCCTTCTATTCCACAAAACCGGCTCAACATAACCAAAAGTTTCAATTGATTTCTTCAATTTTTCATATTCAATATCTCCGGGCTTTAAATCTTTTCGTGGATTGTAAGTTGCTGCTTTAAGTTTATCTATAGGAATTCTTTCTAATTTCATTGTATCCATTTTACACCTCTAATTTATTGGCAGTCTTGCCTGTGAAGCTTTCCCAGCGTTTAACAATTAAATCGCAGTAAACGGGGGAGAGTTCCATTGCATAGCAAATTCTTTTTAACTGTTCTGCTGCCATAAGTGTTGTACCTGAACCGGCAAAGGGTTCATATACAATATCTTTTGTATCTGTTGTTAGCTTAATAAAGAAAGCGGGAAGTTTAACAGGAAATACTGCTGAGTGTTTTAATGATTCCTGATTACCTGTAATCTGCAAAACATTACCAGCCCTTGCAATTCCTTTTTTAAACTTACCGCTTACACTGATATTTCCGGACCTGCCTTTTGATTTATTAGTTTTACTTGAAACTCGAATTTGAGCAGATACTTTTCCTACATTTTTAGGTTTAAACTTAATTTTCTCAGAGCGGGCGAAGTGAAATATATCTTCATACATATCTATTAAATCGAGTTCTATAGTTTTAAGTTTATCTTCATCAGCTTCAATAAACTGTACCATCCAGTCAATTTCTTCATTTTTAGTAAAGAAATGTACAGGCTCAAAATCATTTCTTAAACGATTAGGCCAGCCTCCGGGAAGTCCAATCTTAGTCCAGATAAGCTGGTCTACATATCTCCAGCCTGATTCAACCATAGCAATTATAGTTTTAAAAACATATAAGGAGCGCTGGCCATTTTCAACATGCTCTTTAATATTTACAAATAAGGAACCACTATCATCAAGTATCCTATAAATGTTTTGTGCTACTTTTAGAAACCACAAAGGGTAATCATCGGGAGGAATGCCGCCATAGTCATTTTTTCTTTGCATAGCATAGGGCGGGGAAGTTATAACACAGTTAGCTTTTTCTCCACCCATCAATCTATCCACAGCCGCTGAGTCAGTACAATCACCACAAAGTAAGCGGTGTTCTCCCAATAGCCAAATATCTCCCGGTTTAGTTATTGGTTCAGTTGGTGCTTCTTCATAAAAATCATCTTCTACAACTTCTTCTTTTAACCCTAACAGCTCGCTGATTTCCTGATCATCAAAACCGGTAAGAGATACATCAAAGGTAGTTGCATCAAATTCAGCCATGAGATTAGAGAGCTTATCTTCATCCCAATCACCTTGAATTTTATTTAGAGCAATACTTAAAGCTCTTTCTCTAATTTCATCTAAGTCAACAACCACACAATCAACTTCAGTAAGCCCAAGATCTATTAAAACTTTTAATCTTTGGTGACCACCTACTACATTGCCGGTTCTTTTATTCCAGATAACAGGTTCCACATAACCAAACTCTGATATAGAACGTTTTAATTTCTCATATTCTTTATCTCCAGGCTTTAAATCTATCCTCGGATTATATTCAGCGGGGATGAGTTTATCAATTTTAATCTTTTCTAACTTCATATTTCTCTGCCGCCTTCTTCAAGTCACTATATTTATTAATATCCTCCCAAGGGAATATGAAGCTATTGAAGTGACCATAAGTAGCTGTATCAGAATAACTTACATTTCTAAGACGAAGTTTTTCTATAATAGCTGCAGGTCTTAAGTTAAAAACATCTTGAACAATATTGCTAAGTTGTTCATCTGTAAGTTTACCAGTGCCAAAAGAAGTCACATCAACTGCTACAGGATTTGCCTTACCAATGGCATAAGAAAGAGCGACCTCACATCTGTCTGCAAGTCCGCTCCATACAATGTTCTTTGCAATGTAGCGAGCCATATAAGCACCACTTCGATCAACTTTGGTGGGGTCTTTTCCACAAAGAGCACCGCCGCCGTGGGAAGCAAGACCACCATAGGTATCAACCATTATTTTTCTGCCTGTCAATCCTGTGTCGGCAGCAGGACCGCCTTCCACAAATCTACCTGAAGGATTGATTAATATTTCAGTATCATCGTCAAAAGGAAAATCTTCAAAGCACTGCCAAAGAACATTATTTAGTATGTCAGTTTTTAATTCTTCCTGAGTTTTATTCTCGTCATGTTGAACTGAGACAACAATAGTTTTAACTCGACTTGGCTTTCCATCCTCATATTCTACAGAAACTTGTGCTTTACCATCAGGCAGGATACCTTTGATGAGTTTTCCTTTACGGCAGTCATCAATTCGTTTTACGATGCGATGGGAAAGCACAAGTGGAAGGGGAAGATTCTCACGAGTTTCATTAGTTGCATAACCATAAACCGTTCCTTGATCACCGGCACCGATAGAACAATAAGGGTCGTGTAAACCGCTTCTTGCTTCCAGTGCTGTATTTACACCTGCTGCGATGTCTGAACTTTGATTATGTACATATACATAAATCAAAAACTTTAAAGGGTTGTATCCTACTTTTTTTAATACATTTCTTACAATTTCTCTAATGTTAACTTTATCGCTGCAGGTGATTTCGCCCGCCACAATAATTTTACCCTTTGTAGCCATAACTTCACAAGCTACACGGGAAGCTCTATCCTTGCGAAGACATGCATCTAAAATGTTGTCAGCAATGAGGTCACAAAGTTTATCGGGATGTCCCATACAGACACTTTCTGCTGTTTTATAAGTAATCATATTCTCTCCTATCTTTTTTTATTTCCCTCGTCTTGCCGAAAGAAGACGCTCCATTACATCATCTTGTGGGTTAGCACCGCTGTATTCACCGGTGCAATTTTCCTTGACAATTTGAAAAATCTCCATCCATAGACGATTTGTCTGACTCATGTAGTTTTGTCCCATAGCTACATAGGGACTTTGGATAGCGTTGCCTGTTGTAGGATGCTTTGCTAAAAATCCATACTCTGTTACTGCCTCCTCGCATTGAATCCAACGAGCCACACTCATGGAATAGCGTTCTAAGAGTTGTGGTGATACTAAAGCTGCACATCCGCGTACGTTTAACCACTTCCATGTGTTTCTGTAAATTTCTCCTGCAACCAGAGCCTTGCCGTCTTTTTGTATAGCCTCTAACATTTTATTTGGTTCAGGCATTTCAATTCCTTTGAGGTCTGCTGTATCCTTAAATTCTATTACTGTTAATTTTCTGCCTCCTGGATTTCCTTCGGCTATTTTTTCAGCTAACGGCTTCTTTTTTGCACCTGCACCTACGCGAGCACCACCTCTGTTAGTACCGTCTTTTGCCATATGTTCACCTCGCTTTGTAATGGCTTGCCCTATTCCCACGTTTGAAACTGCATTTTTTAACATGCGACCCCACGCCGCTGTCCATTTTAAAAAGTTTCAGAGATTT